GCTCTATCCAAAGTATGCCTTTTTCTTCTAGGCTACCTATTAGTCCGGCTATCTGATGTTTTGTAAAGTCGGTTGTTTCTAAAGCTTGCTTTAAAGTAAAACAAAGTAAAGCAGGGTCGCCGTCTACGTTGTAATAACCTAAAGTCGGGTCTTGGAAATCATCGAAACAGATCTCGCCGCATTCAGCAAGCTTTGCTTCCTTTTCAGTCATCTCGTAAGTCTCAGTCATTTGTTTTTTAAAGGGTGGGCATCTCTGCCTCGTATGTACATACAATAACTTAGCCTATATGCTACCGCCAGTAAAAGTAGCCTCTTGTTAAAGTGGTACAGAGGGGGTAGTAATTAAGCTAAAGTATGTTATTGTTGAATGGAGGAGAGATCCTCGCCCCGCAACTAGACAATTTAATAACATGATTAAATTCACGAAACTCGAAGCCGAACTTCTTGCTGATCGGCCTCCTGATTGTATAGCTGATTGCTTAAATCAGACTTATGACTGGGATTACGATTTTATAGATGGTAAAGCTTCACACCTTAGTTGGTGTATCGAAATCAAAAAAGAAATTTCAGACGAATTAGACAATTACGATCTGGAAATTCTTCACGATATGGTTAATGGAAACACAATCATGCAAGGTTTAGCTGACCTCGTAGAGTTCGAAGAAATGACCAAAAAAGAATTTGGTAATTATAAACGAGCTTTTAGGAGTGCAATTAAAAAGCTAAACAAACTCGGCGAAGGCCACGAAAGCTTCCCCATCGACCCCGATGACGGAATGCTTTACTTATAAAAATATGCCCCTTTCGGGGGGCTTCTCTTTACCCTAAATATTATGACTCCTAGATCATGGAAAGAGGCATTACGCCACAAAAAAATCGACGACATCGTTGAAGAAGAACATGATGGCGAAATCAAATATTATATTTGTATTTCTTCTAATGTTTATAATCCTGTAACCGAAGCTATGGGCGGAGCCTTTTTCGTTCACTCTTTTAGAGAATTACAAAGTTCTATAGAATGGGATTAATTACACGCTGCTCTTAACGGGGCAGCTTTTTTTTTACTAAGTAGTATAATTAAAATAATCAGGGAGCCTGATGCCCGTTGGTACACACGGAGGGCTGAAAGCTGTAAGGCAGGGCAGTTTGCGGTGGTCATATCGCAGGGGGCTGATCTATACCCTGATTAATCTATTGTTTGTATAAATACTTCCGCACCGATCTCTCCATAATTTGCATATTTTTTAGAAGCAGATACTTTTATTACTTGGCAATCATCTAAGTAGGCAACCCCGCTAAGTGCGTCTAGAGTAGAACGAACCAACTTATCTAAATCGTTTCTTTTTACTAAGTAATGTTTGGGAGCGTTCTTTTTTACCTCTCCTTTACTGTTAAAATCAGATTTCCGCCGTATAAGTTTGAATACTAACTTAACCTCGCAAGCACCTTCGATAGGAGTTTTAATAAATGTCCGAGCAACTTTATTAACCAGCCCCCGCCATGTTTTTACTCTCGAACAACTCTCTATTAGGAGAGCTTTTCCAAAACGACTTTTGCCCATATAACTTTTACTCCCTTGCGGAGCGGGTTCTATTCCATCAACGTTGAAACTATAAGATGTCATTTAATCCACAGGGTTATCCCTTCACAGCTTTGCCAACTAATCTTAGAGGTAAACTACAACCGAATCAACTAGCCGTTTTATGGGTTATACAAAGTTATGCCAGTAAAGACGATCAAACTTGTTACCCTTCTTTATCCTCTATAGCTAAGTTTGCTTGCATTAGTAAAAGAACCGCCCAGTACGTTGTAAACCAATTAGTCGCTTTAGGATATTTAGAGCGATTTTACCAAACCGGAAATAACGGAGAGCAAAGTTCTAATTTATATAAAGTAACCGTTTGGCACCTTGCTAATGTTCCAGAACCCAGTATCGATAGGCGTAGCAAATCCTGCACCCCTGCACCAAATGCTATGCCCCCTATGCAAACCTTGCATCCCCCCATAGCAAATGCTGCACCCAAACTAGATACAATAAAACTAGATACAAATAAACTAGATAAAAAAAATAAAAAAGAATATTCTGAAGCCTTTAACGAGTTTTGGCTTAAATACACTAAAATGAATTTTACTAAGTCGGTTAGCCAATCTAAAAAGCTTGCATCCGCCGAATGGAAAAAGCTTACTAATGAAGTAAAAGAAAGACTTATTTATTGTTTAGAGTTAGATATAAAAGAACGTAATAAATTAAATAGGGGCGGAAACTGGGTTCCAATGTTTCCTGATTGTTTTAGATGGATTAAAAACGGGCAATATGAGCAGTTTTTGGAGTTGGCACTTGCTAAAAAAGACGCTATTGTAAGAAAACCTTCGGAAAAAGATAATCCGAACGATTTACCTTTCTAACCCCTAAATTATGTTTTATAGAAGAACCGCAGTAGACAAAGACTCTACATTTTACGTTCCTAAAGTTACTTGTTTTGCTTGTAATGATTCCGGAATAGTAGCTAATAGCGATAAGGCAATTAATAAATACATACCCGATTATGATAGAACCGCTAATGGAAAAATAAACGGCGGCCAAGACTTAGCTATTATTTGTCATTGTGACGCCGCTTATGGTACGGAAGATTCTTCTGGTTTTCGTGAAAATAACGGTAATATTAGGCAAGTACAAAATTTTAGAGGGGAAATGCAATCTCTAGGGTTTTCGTTAGAAAAAGAAAAAATACGCCAGATTCATATAGATAGAAAAGCTTCGTGGGAAGCTACCGCTAAAGAAATAAATTTATTAAGGAATAAAAGAGCTAAAGGGGAAGAAGTAGAAACGCCTTATTATATTCAGGTCGTAAAAGAAGACTTAGGTAAGATAGATAATATGTTTACTTTTACTAAATGACTAAAATTAATGATTTAAAAAGCGATCACAAGAACGCACGTAAAAGAACAGATCGCTCTTCTTCCTTAATACAAAAGTCTTTAGAAAAATTTGGAGCCGCTCGTTCTATAGTTATAGATGAAGAAAATAGAATACTAGCCGGAAACGGTACTATAGAAGGTGCAAAAAAAGCTGGTTTAGAAAATGTAAGGGTAATAGAAACCGATGGTCGGGAAATTATTGCCGTTAAAAGAACCGGACTTACGGAGGATGAAAAAGTAGGTTTAGCTTTAGCCGATAACCGTTCTAGTGATCTTTCCGAATGGGATGACGAAATGCTCCAAATGTTATCCGAAGAGCATGATATTTCCGATTGGTTTGATAATAAAGACCTTAATGATCTATCCGAAAAGCCTAAAAGGGAAGCAAGCGGTATTCTTAAAGAAAAGTTTGGCGTTCCTCCTTTTAGCGTCCTAAATGCTCGTGAAGGTTGGTGGCAAAATAGAAAGAAACTTTGGCTAGAACTAGGAATAAAATCTGAAGTAGGTAGGGATGAAGAACTTACTTATTCTATTAGTAAAGGGGATGTTGGTAAAAGAATAATGCAAGCCGGTGGTTCTACTTCTGTATTCGACCCAGTTATCTCAGAATTAATCTATAGATGGTTTAGTAATCCTAATGCTGTAATATTAGACCCTTTCGCTGGCGGAAGTGTAAGAGGTATAGTAGCCGCAACTTTAGGTAGAAAATATATTGGCATTGATCTAAGAAAAGAACAAGTAGAAGCTAATATTCAGCAGGGCGAGGATATTTTAGAAAGTACGTGCGAAAAACCAATTTGGATAACCGGTAACAGCCAAAATATAGATGATTTAGTAGTAGAAAAAGCTGACCTTATCTTTTCATGTCCGCCATACGTTGATTTAGAGGTATATAGTAAAGACCCTAACGACCTTTCTAATATGAATTTCCAAGCGTTTAAAGAAAATTATGCCGAGATTATTAAAAAAAGTTGCGATTTACTTAACGATAATAGTTTTGCAGCTTTTGTAGTAGGAGAAGTAAGAAAAAAAGACGGTACTTATTATAATTTTGTCGGCGAAACTATAGAAGCTTTTATAAAAGCCGGTTTAAGTTTTTATAACGAAGCAATCCTTGTAACTATGGTCGGCAGCTTACCTCTGCGTTGCGGTAACGGTTTTACTAAATCACGTAAACTAGGGAAAACTCATCAAAATATTTTAGTTTTTGTAAAAGGAGATCCAGTATTGGCTACCGCTAAATGTGGGGAATGTGAATTTGCAGATCCCGCCGCTTTCGAAGAAGAAAACGTAGAAATATAATTTTTTTTTATTTAATAAGCTACTCTATTAATAAATATTATTTTAACTTTGGCGGCTGATAAAACTACCCAAGCAGAAGTAGAACTACGAGTAGCAAGGTGCGGAAGGATTATTGCTAACGGAGGAAAGCGATCAGATTGCATACGATTTGCGGCGGAGAACTGGGGGGTTTCAGAAAGAACCGTAGACCGTTATCTAATGAAAGTGAGGGAACAATTTAAGGCTGATTGGGATATAGAAAGACCGGATATGATGGCGAGAATCTTAAGTCAATATTCATCTATACACATGGAAGCAAGAAGAACAGGCCAACTACATATAGCATTAGGAGCCGTAAATTCTATGGCTCGTTTAGCCGCTCTCGTTTCATGAGTATTTGCCAAAGGGTTAAAGGAAATATTTTGCATGGCGAAGGTTTATATGAAGTTCCCTCTGCTATAGATACGCAAAAAAAGATAACTAAAGATTTATTGCCGCACCAACTTAAGTTTTGTGAAGATATAGAACATAGAAAACTAGCTCTAGTCTGTGGTTTTGGTGCCGGTAAGACTTACGCCTTAGTTAGTAAAAGTATAATTATGGCATCTATGAACGTTGGTTGTATAAGTGCAATATTTGAACCGACGGCTCCCATGTTAAGGGATATTCTTATGCGTACTATGAATGAACTTTTAGAAGAATGGGAAATACCTTTTACTTTTAGAGCGAGTCCTTTGCCCGAATATCAACTTCAATTTAAAGAAGGCGTACATACTATCCTGTTAAGAACGATTCTTACCTACCAAAGGTTACGTGGCCAAAACTTATGTGCTGTTGGTTTTGATGAAGCAGATACGGTAAACAAACGTGATGCCGAACAAGCAATGAACAT